CTTACTCCTGAAAATTTTTTTAATTTTCACAATACTCCATTAAAAATTGCCGATCGAAAAAGTATGTTACGTGGGGAATGGCCAGAAACTAGCTGTTCTTATTGCAAGGATATAGAGGAAGTAGGCGGAGTTAGTGATCGTATACGAATGGCTAATATATCTGACATAAGCCCAATTGAATTAGACACAGATGCAACAGCTACCGTAATAGATCCTACGTTAGTTGAGGTTTTTTTTAATAATACATGTAATCTAGGATGTTTATATTGTACAGCAGAAGTAAGTTCAACCATCGAGGCAGAAAATAATAAATTTGGATTATTTGAAAAATATGGAGTTAACATAGAACCTTATCATGGCCAGTTTAAAACATTAATTCCTTATTTTTGGAAGTGGTTTGAAACTGAATTTCAAAAAATTAAACGATTTCATGTATTAGGCGGGGAACCTTTTTATCAACGAGAGTTTGATAAATTATTAGACATGATAGAGCAGTATCCAAATCCTGATTGTGAATTAAATGTTGTTACTAATCTTATGGTGTCACCTGCAAGATTGCAAGAATTTGTCAATAGATTTAAAAAATTATTAGTGGAACGAAAACTAAAAAGAATTGATATTACATGCAGTATTGATTGTTGGGGCCCTGAACAAGAATATGTAAGATATGGACTTGATTTAATGTCGTGGGATAATAATTTTAATTTTTTACTTGCACAGAAATGGATTTATCTTAATATCAATCAAACTATTTCAGCCTTAACTATTAAAACTATGCCCGAATTATTAATAAAATTAGCCAACTGGCGAAAACATAGAAAAATAGGACATTGGTTTTCGGGAGTTACTCCTGGACCAAGTTACCTCAAGGCTAATATTTTTGGTAATGAATTTACTGAAGACATAGAAAAAATATTAAATCTAATGCCAACCGATACAGCCGAGAATATAAAAGCGCAAGAATATATGAAAGGTATTTTTTTAGATATAACATCTTTAGAGCAAAATATTGATGAAATTATAAAACTTATTGTTTATTTAGATGAAAAAGATCGGCGACGTGGCACGCAATGGGGCACATTATTTCCCTGGATAGAAAAGTATAGACATTATGTGGTATAGCAAAGTTACTGCCTCTATGGGGGCCATCCCTGATTTTATTGCACACTACGAACACGAACTCGAAGAGGCCAAGCGTGATTGCCGCGTAGGAGGTCTTATAGAAAAAAATATTACTGCATTACCTGGAATTACTGAACATAGGTTTAACCAACTACAGGAAATTGAAGCCGTTCTTAATTTTCTTAATATACAATTACGAAAAATTCGCCGCAAATATTTTCAAAAATATTTAGAGGGCTACCAACGAGCGTTAACTAGTAGAGATGCTGAAAAATATGTCGACGGCGAGGATGAGGTCATTGACTTTGAAACCTTGATTAATGAGGTAGCATTGTTGCGCAATCGGTATCTAGGTATTATGAAAGCCATGGAATCTAAAAACTTTATGCTTGGGCATATTGTTAGATTGAGAGCAGCAGGAATGGAAGATATACAGGTATAATATGTTTAGAAACGACAACGAATCGCACAATCACAGCCTTGAAATATTAAATCGATTATATGAATATGATGATTTTATGTTATCAATTAAAACTGTAGTTGATTTAGGATGTGGCGCAGGAATCGACATCGAATGGTGGGCGACTCGAACTACTCCTGACGAAGCCGCTCGGCCATTGAATATTTCCTGCGTAGGGGTAGATATTGTTGATAATTTATTGGTTGCAAAAAAATATCCTAACGTTACCTACCAAAAACTTAATTTTGAAGATAATATATCCACACCTACTGATAAATTTGACATACTTTGGTGCCACAATTCTTTTCAATATTGCGTTAACCCGCTAGACACTTTAAAAAAATGGCGCGATATTGCCAGCGATGGTGCGATGCTAGTATTAAGTATACCACAAACTACTAATATACATCAGCGCGATTTAGATTTTTCACAACAAGATGGGTGTTATTATCATTATACCATAGTGAATCTTATTCATATGCTGGCAGCAACCGGATGGAATTGCCGTACTGGATTTTTTAAAAAATTGCCATCAGATCCTTGGATTCATGCTATAGTATATAAAAGTGATAAAGAACCCAGCGACCCTCGCACAACTCGGTGGTATGATTTAGTGGATAATGGAGTATTACCCGAATCTGCGGAAAAAAGTATAAAAACCACTGGATTTTTACAGCAAAAAGATTTAGTGTTGCCGTGGATAGATCGGAGTATACATTGGTTTGGACAACAATAACTATAGTATAAATACTAAATAATAGTAGGAGAGTACATATGTCAACTAGAACAATACGATTTTATGGCCAGGGCTATAGCACCCTAGGTAGTGATCAACCAGCCACAGTAATGGCCAAACTCAATGGAGTAATTATCTATGAAGGCGCTATTCCAAGCGTTAGTTCTACCGAAGTAATCAATCTTACCATGGCTAATATTACAAATGTAATGTTTACCACTACAATTGACAGTAGTTTTACCGGCGAACAACTATTTTCAATAACCCCAACTAACGGTTGGGTAGTAACAGGTGATGTTAAAGTAAACTATTTTACAACAGCTAATCCAATATATACAAAGGAAGATCATGCAATTTTAGCCAATGTGGCTGCGCCTCGATCAGATAAAATTAGAGTAATGGCTCCACACGCTATTCCGCCATTTACCGATGCTGAGCTTGCAATTTTAGGAACTATGGATATTGAGAATCAGCTAGCACGCACAGAAATTATAACATCGCGAAATTTAAAAGCCTATGATGCTAGTGCAGATAGTTGGGGTAGAATTTATAATAATCCTGCCGACGTATTTAGTAATGTAACAATTGGAGGTACCAGCGTTGGGGTTAATTGTATTCATCTCGAAGACGGAGTTGAAACTATAGCCTCTAATTATTCTACGGGCACATTACCACGATATTTGCTTGGCGGGCAGCAGATGGTGGCCATGCTTAATATTACAGCCACACGATAAGCATTTATTATCTTAAAAAAAAGCCCTATAAGGGCTTTTTTTATGGTTGACCATAAAATCTATTTCATCTATAATTGTAGTTGTAGTAATAAATTTTTGGAAAGTAAAAAATATGAATTTAAAAATAAAAGCAGGATTGGTAGTAGCAAGTGTGGTCGCAATATCAATTGCGGCGAGCATTGGATTAAAGTTAGTGTCCACTTACATAACTTCAGCTATGGTATTAGACGGTGTAATGCTAGTCGCAGTAGGAATTTTATTATATACTATGTATGGTATTATTTTAACCAAATTTGAATACGACGCTAAAATCAAAGCAATGGTTGACTCAAAATAGACAAGTTGTTATAATAGTATTTTACAATATAAAGGGAGCTAACCTTGAGTACAATTAAAATTAAAAATGGATCATATCGTAATACACCAATAACCAATGTAATATTTACACTGGTTAAAGGATTTCAAACTGGAGCAAAGGGCGGGTATGTGACGGTAAATGCAGATGGATATTTTGGAGATACGGTTCCTGATATAATTCGGGTCAAAGTAGACAGCATCGAAGATTTAGAGTTTGTGACTGAATCTGTGCCAATTACTCAGACTGCCAATCCAATTAATCGTGATGCTACGGTACCTGTAGATTTCATCAAGCAGGCAACTGGTCCGATGATCGAAACTGACGAAATGGTTATGAATCGTATTGAAGAACGATTTGAAGTTTTACAACAAATGACCCGCGCCACTATTTCTGGAGATATTAGAGCAATGATTGTAGTTGGCCCTCCAGGAGTTGGCAAGAGTTATGGTGTAGAATTTGAGTTAGAAAAGTCTGGCTTGTTTGACAAGTTAAGCAGTCGCAAGATCAAATACGAAGTCGTTAAAGGCGCAATGACGCCAATTGGACTATATTGCACATTATACAAGAATTCAGACAAGAATAATGTCTTAGTGTTTGATGACTGTGATGCTGTATTTCAAGACGATTTATCATTAAACATTCTTAAAGCAGCATTGGACTCTGGTAAAAAACGTAAAATTTGTTGGAATAGCGATAGTAGTATGTTACGTCGCGAAGGAGTTCCGGATCAATTTGATTTTAAAGGCGGTGCAATTTTTATCACCAATTTGAAATTTGATCATTTAAAAAGTAAGCGTATGCAAGATCACTTAGAAGCATTACAAAGTCGTTGCCACTTTTTAGATCTAACTCTTAACACCATGCGTGACAAGTTCTTGCGTATTAAGCAAATTTTCCGCCAAGGACAGTTGTTCAACGACTATGATTTTAGTCCTGAAATGGGCGACGAAATTTTGGCATTTATGGATGAAAATAAAGATAAACTCCGTGAGATGTCATTGCGTATGGCCCTTAAATTAGCAGATTTAACCAAAGTTAGCGAAAATAATTGGCAAGCCTTGGCCCGTAGTACCTGTATGAAAAATAACTAATATGATTGCCGATCTCAAACTGCAAGCAGGCATTCAAGATAATCCAGACCAAGAAGGATTGGACTTGTTTGCCCAGTTAATTATACAAGAGTGTGCTGATTTGGCGTACACCCATAATATCTTTAGTCATGGTCGAGCCTGGAATTTAGTTATTAAAGAATACTTTGGCCAGCCCATTGTTGATACGGATATACCACCTTATCTTAGAAATTTATAGTACTTGGCTATCTATACTAAGTATTCACAGTAGCTCCTGGGTCGGTCAAACCGATCCATTTTACAGTAGGTACCCATAAAACGGTGCCTACTTTTTTGACTATGCACTTTAACTAGTGTATACTAGTATATGAATCTAAATATAGAGTTAGCAAACGAGCTTACACTTAAATTTGCTATAATTGATTCTCCTGTGGCTAATCTTTGGCTTGAACGCATGAGCGTTCGAGATCAATATCCATTGGATCATCCAGATAGATTTTATGGGTTTGATCCTGTCAACGAAGAAAAAAATCGCGCATTAACTATGATACAAAATTGTGTAGCCATAATTAATTCTTATCAACCGGTAATAGAGCGCCACCTTGATACAGTAACAGATCAAGATACCTTAAATTATCTGCACAATATTTTTGAAAGATATCATGGATTATTGGATCAACAAAATCAAGATTTTTGGATGAATGCACCGCCGCCGGTTCGTAAGGCACTTGCTGATTTGAATTTAGCTGTACATCGGTGCGAGTCAGCCTCAAGAGAAACCCGACCAAGAATTGTTTGTACTTGGTACGGTCTTCCTAAAACAGAAACATTACCAATTAACCTCATGCTCCAATATGGAACACTTAATCCTAAATTTGGTACGGTATGTTTAAATTATGCAGAAATAGGAAAAACTCTCGAGGACCTAACACAAGATCGTGATAACTACATAGGTGATGGTGCATTTAAACCTTTTAATCATTATTCTGCAGATTTTAATATTTGTTTTCATGAAGAGACATTAATGTATTCTGCTGATAAAATAGCTAGAATGCAGGAATATTATAAATGTCATCGTAAATTTTTTCATGCACGCGGATTTGTAGAATTCAATGATCCAAGATTGTTACCTATGCGTTTTCCAGTTGCAGAACTAATAGAAACTATGTCTCGAGACCAGATACTTAACGAAGTACGCCAAAGGCAATTGGTTACACGAGTTTATATAGAATGAGACAAGCAACCATAATAATTCGTGATGAAGTGAACATCAAGATTGACGGACTTGAGTTAGATGTTCGGCGAGCACTAGTTAATGCATTTAAATATGACGTTCCTGGCGCCAGATATTTGCCATCAGTTAGACTTGGCCGATGGGACGGCAAAATATCTTATTTCCAATTAGGAGGGTCTACATTTGTAAACTTACTTCCTGAAATTATTCCGATACTTGAAAAATTTAATTACGATATTGAATTAGATGATCTTCGAGATTACTCAACCACCTATAATTTTGAAAGGGTAACCGAATCAACGTTTAGTCATATTATGTGGGGGGCAGGCCACCCAATGGAGGGCCAACCTATTCAATTACGCGATTATCAGGTTGAAATTATCAACAACTTTTTAGAAAATCCACAATCAATACAAGAAATTGCCACCGGCGCTGGCAAAACTATTATGACTGCCGCATTGAGTCAACGATGCGAGATCCACGGAAGAACTATTGTAATTGTACCTAATAAATCGTTAGTGACCCAAACAGAAAAGGATTATCGAGGTCTAGGATTAGATGTGGGTGTATTTTTTGGTGATCGTAAAGAGTTTGGCAAAACTCATACTATTTGTACCTGGCAAAGTTTAAATGTATTATTAAAAAATACTAAAAATCATGCGGCAGACATCACTATCCAGGACTTTTTAGAAGATGTTGTTTGTGTGATGGTCGACGAAGTACATATGGCCAAGGCCGATGCTCTTAAAACATTACTCACCGGTGTAATGAGTCGTATACCGATACGCTGGGGATTAACAGGTACAATACCTAAAGAAGCATATGAGTTCCAGGCATTAAAATGTAGTCTTGGGCCAGTAATTAATCAATTATCGGCTGCCGAGCTCCAAAATCGCGGAGTATTGGCACAGTGCCATGTAAATATTATACAATTAGTTGATCATGCAGAGTTTACTAATTATCAAAGTGAATTAAAGTTTTTACTTGAAGAGCCCGATCGTATCTCAACTATTGCACAAGTAATTGCTCGGGTTAATGTCACCGGTAATACCTTGGTATTAGTGGATCGAGTGGCCGCCGGGCATTCTCTGGTAGAACAATTAGGTGATTGTGCTGTGTTTGTTAGTGGTGCTACTAAAGGAGCCAAGCGAGATGAAGAATATGATGAAATTGCAACAAGTACTGGAAAAATTATTGTTGCTACCTATGGAGTGGCTGCTGTTGGTATTAACCTTCCTAGGATTTTTAATCTTGTATTAATAGAACCTGGAAAGAGTTTTGTTCGAGTTATTCAAAGTATAGGACGAGGAATTCGAAAAGCAGAAGACAAAGATCACGTTGAGATTTGGGATATTACATCTACTTGTAAATTTGCCAAGAGACATTTAACCAAACGAAAACAATTTTATAAAGAAGCCTCATACCCATTTACCCAAGAGAAGCTAGAATGGAAATAAATGGTTGCATTATTTAAAAAAAGAAAGTATAATAGTACTATGAGAATATTGACGCTTGATAACGAGCCTTACGATTTAGACCATCTACCAGAAGAAGTAGATGATATGCGATTTGCCATACTTGATAATAGCAATCCGCAAGATCCAGATTATCATTATATTCCATTAATTTTTTTAGAAAGTTTTAACGCACCAGCATTAGTATTACGTATTGGGGATTATCGAGTACGTATGCCAGTAGATTGGCAGCTACTCATTGGAGAGCCCGACCTAGGCGACTTGGAAGTTATTCCGTTGTCGGCCCTTAACGATCGGGGATTTAAGGCATTTCAATTTAATCCCTTGACGTCATTTCGCCCTAGTTTTCTCAATGTTGAGATATTAGATGTATACCAAGATGTGGCATGGTATGCTCCTAAATTAAAAAATGGCCAAATGCTGTGTGTGCCATTGGGCGAGGGTGTAAAACCTGATTGTGTGTATTTTGTTAAGGACATTAGCCGTAACTGTGAGATTGTAGATTATAACAAAGCCTTTTAAATGGAAAAACTAACCATTGCCAACGAAATGAATCGGTTTGATCTCAAAGATCGAGATTTCTACGATTCTCTCACCGACGAAGAGCGTAAAAAGTTTTCTAATTATCTCATGATTCGATGGGGCAGTGCGGTACAGGGCAATTCCATGGATCAAGCTGTTTATTTGCTAAGTTGCAATGAAAATCTTAATAAACATTTTTTTAACATAAACAAACATCCTAAACTACAGTGGTTGTGTGCAACTACAGTAAGTCCCGGATGGGGCAGTAAACGCCATCAATGGATTGCTCCCAAGAAAAAAGAAGCTGGAGTCAGCGGTATTAAAAAACAATTAGCCGAATTATATCCTAATATGAAACAAGATGAGATAGAACTAATGACTAAAATTAATACTAAAAAAGATATTGAGGCATATTTAAAACAACTAGGACAGGAGATTAAAAAATGATTTGGCCGTTTAATAAACCAGGTATATCCGCGACGCGGGTGCAGCCGCCGATGTCTAATCCAAGATTTAAGCACGATGGAGTGGTATATCGCTATGCACCGCAGACTGATATTACCGCATATGAAGTGGCGTTAATATTTCCAACCGGCACACAATCATCCGGACCGGTAAATTTATATAGTTATTTTGAAGATAATAATTTGTTGAGGCATTTTCAGAAAGAAGAATGACATATATCTGTCAGTACTGCAAGAAAGACTTTTTAAAAGAGTCTAGCTTGGCTGTGCATTCATGTGAGCCAAGACGTCGTCGCATAGAAAAAGATGAAGCTGGGGTACGGTTAGGATTGCAAGCCTACCTTAAATTTTATGAGCTAACACAAGGCTCGGCTAAACTAAAAACATTTGATGATTTTGCAGACAGCCCGTACTACCGGGCCTTTGTTAAATTTGGCAGGCATTGCGTGGCAATTCGAGCAATCAATCCAGCTAGATTTGTTGAATGGGTGCTGAAACAAAATAAAAAATTAGATCATTGGGCCAAAGATAGTGTTTACACTGAATACCTTATGGATTATTTAAAAGTAGAGGCAGTATCAGATGCGCTTGCTAGAGCTATTGAATTTAGTATTGATTGGGGCGAGGAATCCGGTCATCCAAGTCATGACTGCTTGAGGTACGGCAACTCTAATTCAATGACATATGCGGTAAGTACAGGACGTATCAGTCCCTGGGTAATTTATAACTGTAATTCGGGACAACAATTTTTATCTGAACTTAATCCTGAACAGATTGCTATTATATGGCCCTACATTGACAGCGACACATGGCAGAAAAAATTTAGAGATTACCCAGCAGATCAAGAATATGCCAAAGAAATATTACAGAAAGCAGGATGGTGATGAGTGCAGATATTGATTTAGATCTAGCTGACCGAGATCAAATATTAAAGTTGATTCATGTAACTCCGGCACGACAAATGCATCAAGGGCAAGTGCGTCGACATAATAGCGGAGTTTATCCAACCGATATACCATATGATCCTATTAATCAATGTGCGTCTATTGATTACGAACAAGCAGAAGAGCGTGGATATTTTAAAATTGATTTACTGAATATGTCAGTGTATCAGCTAATCAAAAGCCCTGAGCAATATCAAGAACTGTTGTCTAAAGAGCCACCTTGGGAACGGGTGTGGATGGATCCCGAGTGGGCTAAACAATTGGTACATATTGGTAACTATACAGAATTATTGAAGTCTATGCGGCCGGATTCAATAACACGGATGGCGGCATTTATTGCGATTATACGACCGGGCAAAGCACATTTACAAAATCGACCATGGGCAGAAGTATTTGAAACGGTGTGGGACGGTGACGATTCTAAAGGGTTTGTATTTAAGAAATCGCACAGTCTTAGCTACTCAATGTTAGTTGCCTTACACATGAATCTCTTGAGCGAAATTACTCCATCCGCCTAACAAGAGTTATACTTTTTCGTTTTGATTTTTTTCTAGCGATCTCACTTAAACTGCACACCGGACCATGCAGTATTTGTAAATCTTTATTTACAAAAGTGCGTAGCGAACTTTTAAATGGATTCCATTCATGCTTTAAAAATATATTAATAGGGATAGATCTATTGCTTTCCCACCACCATATATTGGCTAATTCTAAAAACTGTTTTTTTGATTCTAAAGTATTGATACTTCCAAAATCGTATATGGTTGTAATTATATTGTCTTGATTTTGTATAATTCCCACATATTCAGTAGATGCGTAGACGCAAAGCGTTATAAACGGGTATTTTTCGGCTAATTGTGCAAAGATATCATTACCCATAAATATTAGTGTAGATCCATATATTGAGATATTTATCGATATGGATTAACCAAATTTATTATCGGTAAATAAAATGTATGTATTCCACGACCACTTATTTGTATCAACAAAAAACTCAAGTATTAGTGCTGGAGCTTACCGATTGCGGCCAGTACTTTACAGCGAGATATGACCCTGTGTACGCAAAAAGACTAACAATTAACCTAGGCGTTGACAACGTATTACTATTTGCGTTTGTAAATCAAGACGAAAAACCGGTCAATGTAACGGCAGCTACTTTTGTTTTTCGTGTAACTAACACGGCCGGAACAGCAATTTTAATTGAAGAACCAATGGTTATTTTAAATGCCCCTACCGGACAAGTAAAAGTTACTATACCAGCAAGTCATACTTTAGAATTACAAGCACAACCAGCTTCTTATTCTATTACAATTGCTAGAGGCGATCTTATACAAGCAGTATTTACTGATGCGCAAGCAGGAGCTCGGGCTCCAATAGATCTAGTAAACTCTGTATTTCCACAATTTATTCCGTCTACTTTGTTGACAATACCAACTATAGAACTATCAAGTCAGCTTAGTAATGATGGGACCGTTGCTAGTAATTATCCCAGCTGGGCCGGTGGCGCATACTGGGGTGGTAATGGCAATGGTTCCTATTATAATTCTTGGTTAAACACTGAATATTTTTCTAGTTTTATTGAGCCAAGAAATTCAGTAACAACGGTTCAGATGGATTTAGACGGCTACACTGGAACTATTAAAGCACAATGGGCACAAAATTATCAAAGTATCTGGTATAATATTACCGAATCAACTACATATTTAAATGAAACTAAAACTATACATATGAATATTTTTGGATGGTATCCATTACTTAGATTATGTTTTAATAACTCAGTATTATCTACACCAATGCCTCCGGGCATTCCGGCAACCGCATATGCGGTGTGCGAAGATGGAGTAGTGACTTCCATTATTGTTAATAATGGCGGCTCTGGATATTTGGCACCACCAAAAATTAACATCATGGGCGACGGCTCAGGTGCAGTTGCAGAAGCGGTAATTAATGATACAGGAGTAGTAACTGCTATTAATGTTATTAATGGCGGTTCGGGATACTGGCCAGTACCTTCGGGCGGAGTTAATCCAGCAGCTTATCCAGTTCCACCAGCAAATCAAGGGGCATTTGTTGCCATCACAACCGGCTATGTCCTTAACCTAAAGTACCGATAAACTTGATTATTGTTACTAATCATGCTATACTATTAGTATGATTGATGTGGTTTCTTTTTTACCTTCTCGACGAAAAAATACCAGCTCCGGATGGATTTCTTTTAATGCACCATGTTGTGTTCATCGCGGCGAAAATCCAGACCGTCGCCAACGAGGTGGATTGAAACCCACTATAGAGGGTGGGTTTTCATTTCACTGTTTCAATTGCGGGTACACTGCATCATTTGTTCCTGGCCGCAATTTAACATTTAAGGCTCGTAAGTTGTTAGAATGGTTAGGAGTAGATCGCACAATAATAGAACAAATTAACCTTGAAAGTTTAAAACACCGAAGTATCCACGGGTTATTGGAATCTCAGCGTCAAGTTGTTAAGTCTGTAGAATTTGAAGAGCGAGATTTGCCGGGGGGCTTAGAATTGATTAATATTGACGACCCTACACACCAACCATACAGAGATTATCTAGATAATCGTGGAATAGATTGTACCGCATATCCTTACATGGTATCGCCAACGTGTGCAGGTAGAGCCGGCCTAAGAATAGTAATTCCATTTACACATAACAATATGGTAGTAGGAAACACTGCGCGATTTATTGATAATCGTCAGCCAAAATACATATCCGATGCTCAGCCAGGATATGTATTTGGTAATGATTTACAAAAAGAATCGTGGACACAGGTTATTGTAGTCGAAGGGGTATTTGATGCCTTGGCTATTAATGGACTTGCGGTATTACACAATGACATTAACCCACAGCAGGCCCAATTAATTAAAAGCCAGGGAAAAGATATTACTGTGGTTCCTGACCAGGATGCAGCCGGCATGGCCTTGGTAGATCGAGCTGTAGAATTGGGGTGGGCGGTTAGTATGCCCCAATGGCCAAACGGTGTTAAAGACGTTAATGATGCTGTAATTTCTATGGGAAAACTGGCGACCTTGCTAACTATAATGCAGGCTAGAGAAACAAGTAAAATTAAAATTGAATTAAGGAAAAAACAACTTGTCAAACGATTCTAAAAAATCTTTACCGTGGACTCTTGTAGCCGACGATTTTAAAAAATACGGCACATGGTGCCCGGATATTTACCGGGGATTGTACATTGATCGGTGGAACGACAACGAAGTCCGAGTAGCTCCTTGTTGTCAAGCAGATACCAAAACTGAACCAGTTGATAAATTTACATTTGCAACTAGCCCTTATTTAAATTCTCTCAGAGAAAAATTTGATCGGGGAGAACGTCCTACCGAATGTAAACGTTGCTGGGATTATGAAGATCTTAACGTTGGTACCGAGTATCGTAGTCGCAGACAAAAAGCAATTATTACTCACGAAAATGCAAAAGAAAAATTTGAACCTGACCGCAGTGTAATGTTATCATCTTTAGACTATTGTTGTACCTGGATCTGTAATTTAGCCTGCGCTATATGCCGTCCTCTTAATAGTTCTTTATGGAGTGCCGAACTAAAACAAACCAAAGAAGAACGCAAAAAAGTCGGCAGATTATATGAATTAAAGCCACAACCAAGTTTATCCGATCAACTGGAATTCAATGAGGTATATCGCGTCCACTTTAATGGTGGCGAACCATTAGCCACCAAAGAGCATATTAAAGTCTTAGAAAAATTGGCTAACCAGGGACTATTAAAAGATGCTATAATAAGTTATAATACTAATGGTACTATGTATCCATCAACGGCAGTAGTTGATTTATGGAAACAGGCAAAAACTGTTCATGTATCGTTTAGCATTGACGGAATAGGACCAGCATTTGAATATATTAGATGGCCGGCCAAGTGGGATCAGGTTAGCTCTAATATGTTAAAAATGAAACAAGAAATGCCAACTAATGTAGAGTTTGGATTTACTGTGGCCATAGGAGCACTTAATGTATTTGATCTACTTGATCTATGGAACTGGTATACTAACAACATAGAACCGGGTATTGCTTGGGATCGTACTAAATTTAGCTGGCAATTTATTACAGAAATGGACATTGGCACACTAAGAGATGACCTTAAACTAACTGCTATTGAGATATTAAAAGATACTCCAATGTTTGGGGGTATACGAGAATATATTCAAAATACATTAGATGACAAAAACATAGTTACAAAGAATCCTCACTCTTTTATGTATCCAATATGGAATGAGCAATTGGACACAATAGATGCAAGGCGTGGCACAGATTGGAAAACAGCATTATCTGTAGGAAAATATTATTAAGGAAATAAATTGTTAAAAGATTACGGAGTCGAAGTACAAAAACTATTTTTAGAAATGATGATGCACGATGCAGAAAGCTATGTTCGTGTACAAAATATCTATAACCCAGAAAACTTTGATCGCAATCTCAGACCCACTGCAGAATTTATTAAACAACATTGTGATGATTATAAAACATTGCCAACCCGTGAGCAAATTTCCGCCGCCACTGGTATTAAATTAGTAGAAATCCCAGATTTAAACGATGGCCATATTGATTGGTTTATGGAGGAGTTTGAAGCCTTTACTCGTAGGCAGGAACTTGAACGGGCTATTTTAAAATCTGCAGATTTACTCGAAAAGGGTGAATATGCACCGGTAGAAAAATTAATTAAAGATGCGGTACAAATTAGCCTAACCAAAGATCTAGGTACAGATTATTTTGATGACCCAAGAGCTCGGTTAATGGCATTAAAAAATAGCAACGGACAAAATTCTACAGGCTGGCCATCTCTGGACAAATTATTATATGGTGGATTTAATCGAGGAGAATTACAGATCTTTGCAGGCGGGTCCGGCTCAGGAAAATCCTTGTTCATGCAAAACTTAGCAGTAAACTGGGCGCAAGCCGGACTTAATGGTGTATATTTAACATTAGAACTATCTGAAGGATTGTGTTGTATGCGTATTGATTCTATGATGACCAATACTTCAACCAAGGAAATTTTCAAAGACTTAGATACGGTTGAAATGAAAATTAAAATGATGCAGAAGAAATCTGGGGCGTTGCAGGTCAAGTATATGCCAGCGCAGTCAAATGTCAACGATATTCGCGCATATTTAAAAGAATGGTCTATTAAAACTGGCAAGGTTGTAGATTTTCTGTGTGTAGATTATTTAGATTTAATTATGCCGGTATCCGCTAAGGTTAGCCCCAATGATTTGTTCGTCAAGGACAAGTATGTTTCGGAAGAATTACGTAATTTGGCTCGTGAACTTAATGTATTATTTGTTACTGCAAGTCAATTAAATCGTAGTGCTGTTGAAGAAATCGAATTTGATCATAGTCATATTTCTGGAGGTATATCTAAAATTAATACTGCTGATAATGTATTTGGTATCTTTACAAGCCGCAGCATGCGAGAAAAAGGTCGATATGTGCTTCAATTAATGAAAACTCGTAGTAGTGCTGGAGTAGGCATGAAAGTAGAATTAGAATTTAATATTGAAAGTTTGCGTATTACTGACCTACCAGAGGAATCCGGACCAACAAATTCATTTAAAAAGCCAAACATTTACGAAAGTATAAAAACTCAAAGTCGAGTAACTGACGGATTTCCTGCCGAGTCAGGTACAGAAGAAATTGGTAAAATAACAGCAGATGTACAAAGTGCAAAACTTAAACAATTGTTAGGTCAGATTAAACAGTCATGAATTTAATTTGTTTCCCCCATTATACCTGTGGCGGTGTATTATGTGACATATTAAATCAAACATTTTCTCCCGTACTAAGCCATGGCGGACTTGGTAGTATACATCATGCAATTGGTAAAATTGGCGATGCGGCCACTCCATATACAACATATGATCCAGAGGAGTTGTTAACTAAGATATTATTGACCCCCAGTGATGCATGGGCTGGCACGCATTGTTGGCCTGGGAATCTCTCCTTCGATAACTTTAATCAAATAATAAACATCACCACTGTTACTGAGCGCAGTAAAATATATCGTTGGGTTAGAGCCTATCGTCACTATTATTCAAAAGAATGGAGCGGTATCACTGGTATAGAATTATTAGATAAGATGAGAGAGACTGCAAAAAACTATCTTATATCAACGGAGCCAGTATTTAATAGTAGTGTATATAATTTAGAATTTTCAGAAGTAGTTGATAGCAGTACTGAATTTTATAAATTTTTTACTCAGGCCAATACCAATATGCACATGGAACGGTGGAGTAAAATAAATGATTTCTTATATGACACTAATTTATGGAATTTTCCCGAGGTGAAAGCATACTACCAGGCAGAATATGAAACTAAATTAAAAAAATATTACATATATGAATAAAATTTTTACATTTGGTGATGGTTACGCTGCGGGCCACCTTTGGCCCGAATGGCCACAAATTTTATCAGCAATGTTGCCCGATTATGAAATAGTAAATACTGCCGGAATTGGAGCTGGTCCAGAATGGTTGGTGCACCAATTTGTAAAAAAATTACCAA